GTCTTTTCCTTTGCTTTTGCTTTTGTTTTCTTTGGTTCCCCATTTGGGACTCTTTTTGTACTTTATTTGGGGACATCCGACTGATCGAATATCCTTTATGGGCGGGGATCAAGTGTAAACCCAATGCACCCGTTGTCTGGCCAGGATATGGTTTCCAGCTCCCTGGTTCTCCTTGAGCCTGGACAATTTGTTCCTCATATATGGGGTCCTTCCAACCAACACGATCTATGGCTGACACAAACTCCTCAAACCGAGGGTGGGTCTGCATCTCTCTGTAGAACTGGGATACGAGTTCGTAATCTCTGACAGAGGGAGGTTGGTTAAGAAGGTTGAATAAAATCTTGAATGGATTGGAGGAATAGTGTTTATCCGGAAAGAACAAGTTGCTGCAAAAGTCCCTCTCTTCCACAGATTGGAATTTGACCTTCTTTGCAAAACCCTCATAAATTTCCGATGCACGTTCCACGTAGGTTTCCACCGAGTCATCTCCCATAACTCTGATATCGTAGTTGTGCACCCCCGCAATCCGTGCCATGGCCAATCCAACACCTGTGCGAATCACACAGTTACCATGACATGTTGATATCTTTCCTGACGTTTGGATCCCCGGCAGTTGCTGGGCCAGGGCCGTCCCGTCAGAGAAGACCACCACACTGCGCATTTCGGTGTGGCATAATCCGTCTAAGGCTCTAGTCATCCAGTCTCCTGGTTGGAGTCTGTGTTGCTTCTTCCTTACCCGGCTCTCGAACAGAAGTTCTTCAGCCAGTACGCTCATATCCCATCCACTGATGTCTAATGAGGACGGATTCTCGGGACCCTTATCTCCGAAGAGATAATCCCACAATACTTTGTGGTCCTGGGGTTCCGTTCCAGAGAGATTCATGCCCACCATGTTGTAGTGGCTGAAAAGCTTGTCGCGCATGGCATCGTTGAGATCCTGATGAAGGACTCTTCCAACCAATTGGTCGACAAAAGAAACGCTGAATATAAGTCTCCAGCGCTCCTGTTTAGCTTTCTCAATGGAGTGTGGTTCTTGCTTAATGAAAATCCGCAGAGGGTCACAATAAAATTCGTTGACCAGCTCCAGAGATCCCTTAGGTATCGAGGAACCTCTTTCAGATATAATAAACAAGCGGACCATAACAGCTCTAAAGACTAACTCGGGAGCCCCATCAAGGAGCTGTCCAAGTGTGTTATAGCCCAGGTGAATCCAAGGCAGACCCGGTGAAGCCTGGCGGTTAACAGTCTGGTGTCGAATGATAAACCATAGCTTCTTAGCCAATAAGGGGTATACTCCTTCCCATGAGTTTCCTGGGTAGGGATTTGGTACATAACCATACCTTTCGACCATTTCGTCTTCCACATCTCTAAGGACCGCGATGTTCTCGGTTTTCTTCAGGTTCAAGAATTTCCGCCTGCGAGTCACTTGGAAGGAGAAGCTAGCTTTCTCAGCTTTAGCCCCTCTGTTCGGGAAAACGTATTGATTAAGTTCCGGAAAGATTTCTGCTGCTTTCTTGAACTCAATAGTTTCCTTTCCTTTGCTGCTTGAATTCACCCCCCTAACTGTGCCAACTCGGAGAAACCCAGGAAACTCGGGGTGATACTTGCTGGATCCGAAGTTATATTCTCCTAAATTATTGGCATCAGCGATTAGTTTCGGCGCTTCTGCCACACAGTTAGACCTTGAGGCATCCCATGGAATTTCTGAGATGGGAGGGGCGATGAATGCATCTACCTCTCTCTTCATCGTGAATTGGAAGCCGGACTCATCGGCCCAGTAGTCATCATCTTCCAAATCCACCTGCTCCCGCCATTTCTTACGTTCGTGCTGTTCTGAGGATTCGATGCGTTTGATCCCGTAGTCTTCTTGACCGTAGCGAATCTCCCACATCTCTTCTTCTCTTCCATACACGTCCATAATATAGAGGTCTCGTTCTTCGTCGTAAGAATCATATTCCCATTCGGCTTCTCTTCTTCTCATGTAGCCTGGAATGAAGTCGGTTGTTTCAATCTGAGTACCGAAAATATGTTCAATTGTGATGGCTCTATTGTCATACCCGGTCAGAGTTGGTAACCTACTGCCGGATAGATGAATTCCCACGACTTTGCCACTGGATATGAGGGGAGTGCCAGAGAAGCCACTCATGGTCCAGCCATTATGCTTGACAAAAGGTCCTTTGTCTTTAATGACGTGGCCAAGCGACCAAACAAGTTCACCGTTCCTGAACCCGTACACTCTGCATGTTTGCTCATATACCTTCCTGCTCATAGGTAAGGTTGCGAAACCTCCCTTTGAACAGATCATTTGGCTAAGAGGAAGAACGAAGAAATCTCCCCCTCTATCCCCACGATTAGACCAGATAATCGGTTGCAGATCTGTAACTGGTGCAACCCACGGATTCATACCTGGTTTACCGCTGCTAACAACGAGGTTTCCCTCTTCAGGGATGACGTGATGGGCAGTCACCAAATAACTCTTCGAGTCAGGGTCTTTGACTAGCGCTCCAAAACCACGCCACAACACCTCAGTGCCGTCAGTGGATCCTATCCTCACAACTCCTTTCGGAAAACCTTCGCCGGAATATCTATAAGTGCTAGATGGAGTGGAGGATTCTGGGATAGTTGGCTCTTGATTTGATGGTGGTCGACGCATCAAGAGTCCTTTTAACTCTGCAAGTTGAACTTTCAATTCGTGCACCTCTTTCTCGAGCTGTCTAGTGTCTGTCAGCACGATCTGAGTCTCTTCAAGCGGAATGAACTGCTTTGAAATTGAATAGTCCTCCCACACGAACTTAAGAATTTTATAAACCACCACGGTTAAAATCACCAATAGGACAGTGACCAAGAGTACATCTGCATTGTTCAGCAGAAGGTTTTGTGAAATTCTGAAAGCGTGGGAAAGCAAAAGTTTGGTGTCGCATGCAATGGAACAACATGCTCTTCCCATTCCGTACAAAAGGGATGAGAATCTTGAGGGCGCTGCGTCTACAGCCTTTGCAGCCCTCAGGAACCATGAGTCAGCCTCAGCTCCCGCCAACATCGACATGAATGACAGGAGGATCATCTGTACCGCGTATCTAGGAACATACAAGGTTGGAGCTTCTGGTTCAAAGCCCGACGCCTCCGTACAGGAAAACGTATCCTTGCAGTGATCTGCGATAGTGGAGTAAGGTAACTCTATCGTCTGTTCAAACCCCTCGGTGGATTCATCGTTAGTGTCAACGACAATCTCGGACCTGATGGTAAGTCTTATGACCTTGGGTTCTTCCCCCCCAGTCGAATTATCGGGTGACTGGGTGGTTCGATTGCTCAGCATCTTAATTTCCGATGCCACGATAGCCTGCTTACAAATGGCATTGTGCAAGCGCCTGACTGCTTTGGTACGAGCCAGGTCATTTACTATCGTAAAGGAATTTGCCAAACCTTTAAACAGAGATGTGGGGTCGAAGTCTTCCGCGAAGAGTTTGGAGCAAATCTCCGATAAATCTTCACGGGACATCTGGTAATGGTCGAGGACCCATTGCACGAATTCACAGGATTCATCCTTGCAGGAATCGATGAAATCGCTCACAGATTGTTCCTCTTCGGAATCTTCCGTTTCAACGTGTCCGTCCCATATACCTTTGGCCGTCATGCCTGCACAAGAGTCACAGAGTTCATAACCCCCCATCCGGTTGACAGAAGGGTCGTGACAAAACTCACACACAATTGGTGATGTGCAGAGCTTGCACTCTCGCTTGCACCCCTCCCTGAAAGGTCCACATGGGAGCTCAGCGCTAGCATTGAATGACGGCTTACAAATAAGCGAGAGATCTGGATTCGCTGGGTCCGGTGTCTCCACCAACTCCAAGCAACGTCCACAGTCAGGTTTGCAC